CTTTGGAATCTTTTGGAATGGAATCTGATCGAGTGGCGTGTCCGGCGCGGGCTCTTCCAACTTGCCGGAAATCGGATTGACCACAAAAACCACCGTTACATACTCTTTCTTTTGACATCTCAAAACTTTGAATTTATTTTCGTCTTTGTCGTAATAGTCATCAAGCACCAATCCCCCGCCTTCAGGAAAGTAATCCTCCCCGGCCACAGAATTGTCTTCCGGGCCGGGTTCCAGGGCGTTTATCTGTTCCTTCAATTCAGGTTTCCATTCAAGCAAATCCTCCTTGGACATTGGGAGAACTTCGATAATCTTCTTTCTGTCTGCGAGGTCGTATCTTTCGCCGTGTCCAATCAGATAAACCCTGAAGGGGTTCACGTAATTAATGGATATTTCGCCCATCGGATCGAGGTCGTCGTTAAACTCCGCTTTTGCATATCCTCTGCCACAGATCAACATATCAAGAAACGCTTTTGCTATCGCCACCTTATCGGCCTTATTCAGGTCGTAGACGTATTTTCGGAGGTCATTAAGGATTTCCGCCACAATCGGGTCTGAATAATCGTCCCTCGGCAGCACTTTCTCCTCAACCCGCATTTGCACCTGATTACCCCAAACGCGGTTGACAAATTTCTTGATATAGTTTATGGAAAGCCGGGGCTTATCGTTATCCCAAAGATTCCTGACTTTTTGAGGCCACTGCCCTAACTCGCCATCAACCCAATTATTGTAGTACTCGAAACACTGTTGCCATACCTTGCGCTCCCTGTCTTCGGCAATGCGGGCCTCGTGGTATTCTTTGGTGATTCCGAGGGCTATTTTTTGACCGTCATCCATGAATCATTTCTTCTTTTTCAAAGTGAACATCGCCAAATTGAGAACCACAACGCGGGCAGAACTTGAATTTTTCAAACCATTTTCGGGGTTCAGAACCGGTTTCAACGATTTCCAACCCATCAAAAAACAAAGCCTCTAATCCTAAAATATGTTTGCAACTCATGCGCCCATCCATGCGTTTCTGTCGTAAAATTCAAAATCTGTACTAAGAACTCCGTAGTCCTTCATATAGTCTTTCTTCTCTGCTTGAAGTTCCGGCGTGTCATAGACGAAATTTATCATGTATCGTGCCGCGTCAACGCAGTGGTCGGCTTTCTTCAGGGGTTTTTCAGGCGCGTCCTGTTTAGAGGTCGGCCTCAAGTCCTTCCAACGATAGGTCTGAAGTTCAGTCCTCAAATTCTCACACTTACGAAAGATTCTCAGTTTTGATTTTCCATTATTGATCTTAAGATATTCCTGAACATGGTTGATACCCGCCCTTACATCGTTATTGGCTGGCACGAAGTAAAGTCCGCTATCGGAGAACTCGTCCATGACACTTCTGCCTGTTACCCCATTTCTGTTTTTACAGCTTGGGTCAATCAAAAACTGTTGGATTTTCTGGTTATGGTTTTTGGTTTTGATTGCCGTTGCTATTTCAGATACCAGCATACCGGAAGCATAAAGTTCGTCGTAGATATAAAGATTGCCATCGTAGTCAACCGCTCCCCATAAAACACAGGTCGGATTCCTGTAGCCATGATCCAATCCTATAAATCTGTACCAGCCTTTAGGTATTTCAAGCTCCTCAACGACTTGAGGAGGTGAATCTTTGAAATCTTTGTAAATAAGTCCTTCAAAGGATTCCCTTGAGCCATAGACATATCGCTTAATCCATTCAGGGGGATACTGCCGTTTGAGCCCGTCAACATATCCTTCTGGAAGATGAGTATTGTCATAACTTGTCGATGTTACCGCAAAATGTTCTGCCGTCGGTCTCGCCCAAAAATCCTGCCATATCCAATCCCTGCCTTCGGGGTTTGTTGTGATAAAGCCCGTATGCCTGAATCCTTTTCTCCGAAGCCTTCCTACCAATCCCAGCCACATTTCTCTTGTAATCTCGGAGCCTTCATCAACCCAAAACCATCCGAGATTCAGGGATTTTACCTTGTCAAAAGAATCTTCAAGCGAGCGGAAAAGAATCTGACTGTTATTGTAAAAGGTCAGCAAGTTTTCCGCTTTATTGAAACTCCGTATCAGTGGAGAGGCTATGAGTGCCATCTCCTTGCCTTCAATCTCAACCGGAAAATCTAATAGTTCTTTTCTGGTTGTGTCTCTGAGTTCAGGATATGTAGCTCGTCCAACAAGCCCAAGATTAGAAGCCTTCCCACAACTGAGCATGATTGACTCTGCGGCTCCACATAAAGTTTTTCCAGAACCAAAGCCCCCCTCGTATGTGCGGTAGGCGGCTGAGGAGGCATGGAACTGTGCTTGTTTCTCAAGCGGGTCATATAGGAGCTTCGGGACACTCAGAGCCACTCCGTAGAACCACACTTTGGACAAATCTCTATATCGTTATCCCAGGGCGTTCTCAAACATTTGGCACAGTTTTTATCTCTTGGGTTGACGGCCTCGTTATACATAGTCATCGAAGGAACCAATTTCCCGTCATGTTTTCGGGCTTTCATATAGTAATGCGCGCCGTGTCTGCCGTGAATACCCTTCATGCCTGAACGAGCGGCGATAATATGGTCTGAATCTACGAGGCTCATGACTGGGCTGGCAGTTGATTTTTTATGGGATAGGAGTCGGGGGGAAGCATGTAATGTTTCCCTGTGCCTACGTCCCAATGAACGCACAGGACTCCGCCGTCGGCAATCAATCTAAACCCCGCTTTCCTGACCTTCTCACAGAAATAAATATCATCAGTTTGGGCGTGTCTGGCTACTCCAGCCGGAAGCTCTTTCTCTTGCGGGTCAACCCAAAGAAAATAGGGTTTTTCCAGATGCTTGAAGATTTCGGTTTTGATAACCATGCAACCCGTTCCCATTGAAGTTACCTCGAAAACCTGCCCTGCCTGCCACTTCCAGAATGAGCCCTCGCCATCGCCGCGAAAAACAAGGGGTTCCGGCGTTTCGGTCTTTGTGCAGTAAATCCCACCAGCCACCATTACATCGTCATCCGCCTGCTCCAGGTCGTAAATCAAACGCCTGACGGCAAAGTATGGAGGGGCTACATCGTCATCCAGAAACCAAAGATACTTGGCGCCGACATCTATTGCGTGTTTGACTATCTGATTCCTGGCAGTCCCCGTCTCAACCCCCTTCAATGCAAATGTTTGAACATTCATATTTAGCGGATAAGCCTGAGAGGCCAGCGAAATAGCCCACTCAGGAGTAACCGCCCTACCAGCGAAGGGAAGGCCAATAGCTAAACAGGTGGTGGGAAGATTAAGGGCTTTCACCACCTGCATTTCGCCGGTGAAGCCCGTTTTTCTGTACCAGAGATTTGTTTCCAGTACAGTAGTAAAATCATCGCCCAGCGTGTCTCTAACGGCATTGCTGACGGTTAGATAGTCAATATCGTGTCCGCACAGCACTCCGCCGTTCACCCTTGTTTTCCAAAACTCAACGTCTGCCTTGACGTCTTCGTAGGTGTGGCTGCCGTCAATAAAAACCATGTCGGGTTCTATTTCTGTTTCCAACTCACGATGATTAGCTCTCACCGGAACCACCTTGCCGGAGGCGATCAGGTCTCCCATGTTTTCCACGAATTGATCGTAAAATGTATTGGAGGTTTCTTTTGCGATGTAAATATCTCTTGGGCCTTTCCAGTCGTCCATAGCATAAACAACGCCCTCGGTATTGTCTGCCAGGGCTCTTGTGGAACGGCCAAGAAAACTCCCAATTTCAACAATGGATTTTTTAGTTGACGCTTGAGCGGCCAACCAATGAAGTTCTTTTTCGGACATCCAACCATCTATTCGCTTGGCGTTTTCTATATTCATAACGACTCCTTGCTTGGTGTGATGAAATTCGCTTGCGATATAGCATCCATTCCAGGGCAGAACCTATCCCATCTGTGGAACTAAGACTACGCAGGCGGAGAGGAAAAACCGGGGCCGACCCAAAGTAGATCAGCCCCTTAAAACTATACGCCTAAATCCAACTGGACTTCATGCCAATAGAAAAAACATTTACCGGCTGCGGTTGCATTTGTAGCGTTGACAGCCACTGCAATAAGATAACCCGGAGGGACTATGAATGGCTCGTAAAGCAATCCACCGCAAGAACGGCCTATCGTGGCAGTCAGGGCGGTTTCCACCACTGGCCCTACTGGTATCCAGCCATTATCTGTAACTGTTACGGTCTTGGCAATGTTAGCCTTCCCGCCATATACTTTACCACCCGCTAAAGCTCTGATATTCCCAACGTCCGTTGTTGCGGGCGCGGTTGTCAGGGGGAGAATGCTGGTCTCGGCAAAGCATTGGAAGTAAGCCGCAGCACCCGCGGAAGTGTCGGTCAGCATACCAACCGCGGTTACGATGTATGACTTCCCGCCGTTGGACTCGCCGTTAAACAGTGTGGCCGCGGCTACGGTTGTAGGCAGGGCTGTGGTTGTAAGACAGACCACCGAAGTAGCTTGCTTGCCAAAGTAACTTCCGCCGAGACGTGAAAGCTCCACATTTGGAGGAAGTCCCTGTGCAATACAAAGATCGCCCCGACTATTGATATTAAGTCTGGCATCACCCTCGCTATAATTGGTCGCAAAGCTGCTTCTGACATTACCATAAGTTTTCAGATTCATGGTTAAGCTCCTAAGTCGAGTTGAACTTCATGCCAGATAAAATAGCACTTACCGGAGACTGTCGTATTGACCGCATTGACAGCCAAAGCAAGTAAGAATCCCGGAGGGATGATAATTGGTTCGGCTAATGCTCCACCCGGAGAACGGCCAATGGTAGCCGTCAAAGCCGTTTCAATCGTCGGGCCGACGGGTATCCAGCCATTATCTGTAACTGTTACGGTCTTGGCAATGTTAGCCTTCCCACCATAGACTTTACCCGCCAATAGACCTCTAATCGGGCCTACATCCGTTGTAGCTGGTGCGGTTGTCAGGGGAAGGATGCTGGTCGTTGCATAGCAGGTAAAAGATGAGGCCGCACCCGCAGAAACATCCGTAATCATTCCAGCCGCAGTTACAATGTAACTCTTTCCACCTGTCGGCTCACCGTTAAAAAGGGTGGCTGCCGCAACCGTGGTGGGTACAAGTGTGGTAGTAAGGGCTACCACCGAAGTGCCTTGTTTTCCATAGAAACTCCCGCCGAGACGAACAAGCTCCGCTGAAGGAGGCAATCCTTGAGCAACCGGCATTTCTCCGCGATTATTGACTGCCAGTCGGCCGTCGCCCTCCGGGAAATTAGTGGCTGCACTGCCTCTAACATTACCATAAAGTTTAGTGTCCATTTAACGCTCCTTGTTGATTGTTTTGTGAGTTAGTTATTTGTTAATCGTCTATTTCGTCTGGCTCAAGCGATTTGTCGCTCAAAATCTGCATCCCGGTACGAATCCGCTTTAGTTCAAACAATATCTCCCCTAAAACCAATAGCTCCAACCCCTGTATATCAGTCATGGGTTGTTTTGCCCTTACATA